AAAAAGGAAGACAGGCGATTATATGAGTGGGGCATTACCTAGTGTTGATTTTACTGCTGTAAAAATTTCAAGCAATCAAAAAACTTTAGTATCAACTACTGATAGTGGTAAAACATTTCGTAGGCAAATACAAGGTCAGCGATGGCAATTTAGTTGCGTATATAAACAACAACCTAGATTATCTTTTCAATCTATAATGTCTTTTATAATTAAACAACGATCACAAAAAGAAAGTTTCACGATTACTTTTCCAAATTATTTAGATGCTAATGGTAATGAAACAGGAACAGTTTTAGTTAATGGTGTTCATGCAGTAGGCGATACAACTATTGCTATGGACGGTTTTCATGCTGACGGAACACATAGATTTCGTGCAGGCGATTTTATAAAATTTAATGGTCACTCTAAAGTTTATATGGTGGTTGATGATGTTACTTCTAGCAGTAATGCCGCAACAGTTACTATAGAGCCACCTTTAAGAAGTGCTTTAGCAAATAATGAAGCAGTTACTTATGATGATGTACCTTTCACTGTGCAATTAACAAGCGACCTTCAAGAATTTCCTATGAGTAATGGAGATAGTAACGGAGAGCCATTACATAATTTTGAATTTGATGTTATTGAAAGTTTATAATGTCAAGAGGTCTTTCATCTTCTGTTAAAACTGAATCAGCAACAGGAAATATTAGTCGTGTTCTGTTAGTTTATATAGGTTTTGCAACACCACAATATTTAACAAATGCATCTTTTGAATTAGTTTCTAGTGTAAGTGGTAGTTCACAAACTTATACTGCTTCTGGTCATTTAAAAAATATCACAGGTGTTAATGAAGCTAATGCGCCAACAAAAAACTCTTTATCTATTTCTTTATCAGCTGTTGATCAAACTTATGTATCAGTAGTTTTAAATGAAAATGTTATTAATTCTGATGTTAAAATATGGAGAGGATATTTAGATAGTAGCAATGCTTTGATAAGTGATCCTTATTTATTATATTATGGAACGATTGACGAATACAGAATAGTTGATTCAACAGATACTGCTAATTTAGTTTTAAATGTAACTTCTCATTGGGGGCAATTTGATAAAACGAGTGGCCGAGCAACGACAGATAATTCACAGCAAAGATTTTTTAGTGGCGATAAAGGTATGGAATTTGCGGCTCTAACTGTAAGAGATTTAAGATGGGGAAGAGCAGATGCCTAGTTGTAATTTTTATCAAGCAGAAAAAAAAGATAAAGTTGAAATTTTTGATTTATTAAAAAAATTTAAAGATGATTTAATTGATTTGAATTATCCAGACATAAACCCAGATAAAGTAAAAAATTTTATTAATCTTATGTTGCAAAGAGGAAAAATAGTTTGTGTAAAAAATTTAGATTCTAATCAATTAATTGGTATATGTATATTTTGTAAATCTACTTATTGGTGGAGCGAACAAGAAACAATGATAATACAATTAATTTATGTAGTACCAGAATTTAGAAATTTTAAATTAATGAATCAATTATTAGACAGTGTAAAACAAGTTTCTAAAAATAATCCTATTTTATTATCTATTACTTCAAAATTACAAGCTGATAACTTATTTGAAAAATTAGGTTTTGAAAATATGGGTGCTAATTGGAGATTAAAATAAATGTGTGGTTGGAATCCTATTGATACGATTACAGATATAATTGAAGATGTAATTGATATTGTAGTTGATATTGTTGAAGGTGTAATCGGTTGGATTATGCCTATGCCTGATATTCCAGATTATGGCGATTTTAATCAAGATCAAACAGCAAAAGGTGTTTTATTAAATAAAGTATCAGCCAATAGTGCAATACCAATAATTTATGGAACAAGAAAAGTAGGTGGTAATGTCGTTTTTTTAGAAACATCAGGAACTGATAATCAATATTTATATATGGTTATGGTTTTAGGAGAAGGAGAGATAAACGATATTACATCAATACATATAAACGATAATGTTGTTACATGGTCTGGCGATTTATCTGATAATACAGAAAGAACTGTCGCAAGTAGTGATGCTAATTATTATAAAGCTGATCCAAGTGATACGAGCTCTAGTGCAGAAAGTTTAATAACTGTTAGACCACATTATGGTAGTGACAGTCAAAGTGCTGATTCATTAATAAGTACTTTATCATCATGGACAAGCAATCATAGATTAAGAGGTTTAGCTTATTTGTCTTTGCGTTTTAAATGGAACAGCGATGCTTTCGGTAGTATTCCAACAGTCCATGCAGTAGTACAAGGCAAAAAAGTTTATAATCCTAACTTAGACGGTACAGTAACAGGTGGTACAGGCTCTCATAGAGCAGATACTTCATCAACATGGGAATATTCAGATAATCCTGTTTATCAATTATTAGATTATTTGCGTAATACTCGTTTCGGTATGGGTATTGCTAATAGTTATTTTGATTCTAACTTTGCAGATTGGCAAACTGCTGGCGATGTATGTGATGTAAATATCAGTCCATATTCTGGTGCTAGTCAAATAGATTTAATGGATAGTCATGCTGTTGTTGATACATCAAGGAAAGCGATAGATAATGTAAAAGAAATTATAAAAGGTTGCCGAGGTATATTAAATTTCACATCAGGTTTGTATAAAATTTTAGTTGAAAGCACAGGTACTGCTACTATCACTTTATCAGAAGATAATATAATTGGTGGGATAACAGTAGCATCTAAAAATAAAAATTCACGTTTCAATAGAGTTATTGTTTCATATATTAATCCAGATAAAAATTATCAATCAGACGAAGTACAATATCCGCCTGTTGATGATTCAAACGAAACGACTGCAGATCAACACGCAACAATGAAAACTGCTGATGGTGGTTTATTATTAGAAGGTCGTTTTGATTTTCCTACATTGACTAATCCTTATCAAGCACAAGAAATGGCAGAAATTATTTTGCGTAGGTCTAGGTCAAGTTTAGATGTATCATTAACTGCTGACGGTACTGCTTTAGATTTAGCTATCGGCGATATAGTAAATATAACACATGCTACTCCGGGATTTTCTGCTAAACCTTTTAGAGTTCAAGCATTAACTATAAATACTGATTCAACAGTAAAATTAACTTTATCAGAACATCAAGATTCTTATTATACTTTTGGAACACAACAAACAGTAGCTACTATTCCAGATACTAATTTGCCTAATCCTTTTAGTATTCAACCACCGTCAAGTGTTACAGCAACAGATGAAATGGTGGCTTATAATGACGGAACAGTCATAACAAAAATGACAATAACAGTTGGTGCTTCTACAGATAACTTTGTACAAAATTATCAAGTTGAAACAAAACTATCTACTGAAAGTGATTTTAAAGTTTTAGCAGTAGGCTCACAGCTTAATTATGAAATGTTAAATGTAATAGATAATCTAACATATGACATAAGAGTAAAAGCGATAAATAGTTTAGGTATATCTTCTACTTATGTTTCTACTCAAAGAGTAATAGTTGGTGCAACAGAAAGTCCAGAAGATGTTACAGATTTTTCTAGTGAGTTTATAGGAAACAATCAATTAAGATTAACATGGATACCTGTGAGTGATTTAGATTTAGAATATTATGCTATTCGGTATCAAAATGTAACGACAGGTGCATTATGGGCAAACTCAACAAACTTAGTAGATGTACCTAGAAAAGACGGACATACAGTTGTTGTTCCTAATATGAAAGACACAACTTTTTTAATTAAAGCTGTTGATAAATTAGGTAATGAAAGCATAAATGAATTATCAGTAGTTAGTGATGTTGATGATTTTAATACAAATATAAATACATCATTTGTAGAAACAACTTCTTTTCCTTTAGGCACTTATACAAATACAGCTTTAACCGAAGATGCTAATGGAACTACAATAATAAAATTAGATACAATAACTTTATTTGATTCTACAATCGGCAACTTTGATTCTGCACAAGGTGTTTTTGAGTTAGGTGGAACTGACACTACATCTAATCCTATTTATTATAATTCAAATATTCAATCGTCTGGCACTTACGATTTCGTAAACACTTTTGATCTTGGATACAAAGGTCATGTCACTTTTAAAATTGGTATAGGAATGAAATCAGATAATCAATATTCTACTTTTGATGATGGCGATAGTTATACTTTTTTTGATTCACATCCAAGTCCATTTGACGGAACAGAACAAACAAGTTGTAGTTCTGTAATTCAAGTATCAACATCAGATGATAATGTTAATTTTTCAAGTTATCATAATTGTACTAATTCTACATATCATGGCAGATATTTTAAATTCCGTGTAAAACTATTTAGTAATGATAATAAAACAAGTCCGCAAATTAGTGCATTAACAGGAACTACTAATTTAGATAATCGTATTGAAACAGGTAACGACATAGCATCAGGTACTTCTGCTAAAGTTATAACTTTTTCAAACTCTTTTCATGCTACTCCTAGCTTAACTATAATTGGTCAAAATATGGCAACAGGAGATTATTTTGTTATTTCAAGCAAAACTAAAGACGGATATACAGTAAATTTCTTTAATTCTTCTAATGCTAATGTAGATAGAACATTTGATTATCAAGCAGTAGGATATGGATTAAAAACTGCATAAAAGATTTGAAAAACTAATTAAATAACTGTAAAAGAAATTATGGCACAACACGATTTAAATATAGCAAACCAAAGTTTCAGTGCTTTTAGAACTGACTTAAATAATGCCCTTGTTGCATTAGGTAGTCAAAATTCTGGCAGTTCTGCTCCAAGTTCAGCAGTTGCTGGCACAATGTGGGTTGACACTGCTACATCTGGTGTATTAAAAGTTAAAATAAATGACGGAACTGATAATGTGGAGTTGTTCCAAATTAATATAGCAAGTAATGCGATTACAAGTGCGATGTCAGTAACAGGTACAATTACTGAATCAGACCCAAATGCGTTACCTTTAGCGATTGCACTCGGATAGGATAAAATATGGCTAATACTTTCAAAGTTAAAACGAATGGAGCAATGCCTGCATCGGCAGGAACTCCGCTAACTCTTTACACAGTTCCAAGTTCAACAACTACAGTAGTTATAGGTTTAATGCTTTGTAATATTCATACTGCGGCTGTAACAGTAGATGTTCAATTAGTTTCAGACACATCAGATACAGAAACAAATGAAACAGTTTTATTAGTTAAAGATGTAAGCATTCCTGCGAACTCAACTTTAGAACTATTAACAGGTGGCAAGATCGTAATGCAAACAACTGATATTTTAAAAATTGATTGTTCGGTTGCGGCAAAGATAGACGCAACACTAAGCATATTAGAAACAACATAGAGGGAACATGGGATTTATTGGAGTTCAACCAGCAACAGTTCCTTTAACTGCTTCGGATATAGAAGCTGATATAATTAATTCAACACATATTGGCGATACTGCTATTTCTGGTTTTACTGCTTTAGCTGAAGCACCAGCAGACACAGACGAATTTTTAATATCTGATGGTGGAGTTTTAAAAAGAATTGACGCAAGTTTTGTAGGAGGTGGAGTTGATGGAGTTACCTCTGCAAGTTCTTCAACTGCTATAAACATAGCAACTAATGGTGAAGTAACTAAACCTTTAAATCCTGCATTTAGAGTTCATCAAAACACTGACGATGATGCCGCACCAAATCACACTATGTATAATTCAAATATTACTGAAGATTATGATGTAAATGCAGACATGGGAACAAATGGAAGTTTTACTGCACCTGTAACTGGCAAATATTTATTCACCATGAGTATTTATGACGTTAATGCAACTGAAAATACTAATTATGATATGTGCTTTATTACAAGTAATCGTAATTATAGATGGGGAGAATACGAAGCATTTAGAAATGGATATACTGGAAATACAAATTATAAAACAGAAGGTGCAATAATTGCAGATATGGACGCAAACGATACAGCTTATGTTAAATGTTGTACTAATGTTACTATTACAAATGGTGGAAACTCAGAACACGCATATTTTAGTGGAATTTTAATAGGATAGTCAAGATGAAACAATCAAACATAAAGGAGTTATAAAATGGCTAAAACAATTACAATTAATATATCAGATATTGATGAAAAAATATTATATGACTCATTATTAACAACAGTAACAAAAGATGGAGTTGATAATGAAGGAATAAAAGATTGGCACGAACAAGCAAGTAGTGGCAAAATTAATAATGCGTGGAAAAAATTTCAACAAGAGTGGACTACAAGGTTAATGAATGATTCATCTTTTACTGACCCTATTCCAAGTAATAAAACTGATTTTGTAAATCTTGTTACAGCAAGATCAGATTATAAAAACAGAACACAAAGAGAGCCAAAATAAAACATGGCATATATTGGAAAAACACCTACAGTTGGAAATTTTGTTAAACTTGATGCAATAACCGCAAGTGCAACAGCTAGTTATACTATGCAAGTTGATTCAGTTAATTTTAGTCCAGAATCTGTTAATCATATGTTGGTGTCTTTAAATGGTGTAATTCAAAGTCCAACAACTTCGTACACAATTTCTGGAAGTACCATAACCTTCGCAAGTGCTTTAACAAGTTCGGACTCAATAGATTTTATCATGGTTTATG